ACCATGCTCTTCAATGGCATAGTTGCGGTTTTTCAGGTTCAAAGCGACGTCAGTTGTGGGGACGGGACAGGTGCCGTCGTCTTTGTAAGAAGCAACCAGTGCTTCTCCAACAGCCTTATTGCCACGAACGGCCATCAGTCTTGGCCCTTCATCGCCATCTGCTTGCGCGGGCTGCACTGCATCTGGTCGACCTTGCCGCCCTTGGCATAACCGCGCTTAGGTGATCCGGATTTAACCTTACCGCCCTTCATGTAACCCTTAGACTTCTTTTTCATGGGAACCTCCGTGATCTGTTTGCCCATATTGCTGCGGTTCATTGGCCACCACCTCTGTTAGACGAGTGCTTCAGAATCATCTTAATGTCTGTTCGCATTTCCGCCAACATCTTATTTGTCTCGTCTCGAGCCGTCCGGGCCTGCTCAAGGTCTTCCTTGCGCTGCTGCCACAGCCGCTTGATTTCTTTTTCGTTGCCCAAGGCTTTGGCCTCCAATCGGATGAGCCAGATGGTGACAGCGACGACAATGCTTCCTGCAGCGAGTATTTCTTTGAGGTAGTCCATGCTGTCAGCCCACGCTTTTCTTGCCCTTACAGCCCCACGCCTTGCGGCGTACTTTGACCTTCGGGGTACGTTTCTGTGATACGGTGCGGGCGCAGTAGGCATCACCGCGTTTTGTGCCGGGCGACGACACGCGGCGGCGGGTCTTGCCCTTGCTGTCCTTGTATGTCGTGCCGTCTTTGTATTTGACTGATGCGGGCTTCTTTTTCTTCTCAGCCATTACAGCGGCCCTCCGTCTTTGATGAGGATCATGTCGAAGGCGGCGGTGATTCGCGCCTTGTTGGCCCGCGTCCGTGCGCGGATGTCCAAGTCAGCTTTAGCAGGCAGCGCAAAAGGGCAGGTGAACTGGTAGGAGTATTGGCCATCGGCCACCTCAAAGGTGTGGCCAACCACGAACTGGTCGCCCGGAATGCGGTAGTAGAAGAAACCAGAAGCATCCCCGCCTTTTTGCTGGGACATCGTGCCTTGGGTGAGGTAAGCGGTGTGCCCTGCAGGGACGGTAAAAATGCCCATCAACGTCTGGCCGGCGCCGCCAAGCAAAAAACCAACCGTCGTGCCGTTTAGTGTAATCGTGACATCGCCGTCGTTTTCGCCGGTTCCGTTCATTCTGGCAGACTGCAGCCGCTTGAAAACCTGCGTTGTGGTGTTTCCGGTGGCGTCTGTCAGGGGGACAGTTTCAATGATTGGCTCGTAGTTCACGTCCAACCCAGTAAGGATCACCTTTTTGTCAGCGTCGGCCACACTATCTCGGGCCACGGACAGCGTTCCGGGGGTTTCCCAGACACCCCAAGGATACAGGGTGTCGGTGACGTCCCAGACGGTGCCGAAGGTGTCAACTGACATAGCTGGAACATCGGCGATGACGTGCTGATGGGAGTGGCCCGGAATCTGGTTCCGGGCCACTTGAAGCTCAAATGGCTCAGACGTTCCAACCTGAGAGATGGAGCGTATGTCATAGGCCATCGAGCGGACCTCTTATGCGTAAAACACGGTCACTGCACTTACGTTGGTTGCAGTTGACAGGAAGGGGTCAACGGTGAACAAGACACCGTCGGAGGGGATGTTGACCGAATGCGTGTCGCTGGCAGCGAAGTCGAGATCCAGAACCGTTGCGCCACCATCACCGTCTGTGAGTGTGACGCGACCGGCTCCGGCCCCAACCGTAATCTGCAGCTGCCGAACACGGGCGCGGCCAATGCCGACTGCGCCCGTCGTCGTGACACGCTTGGCCTTGATATCAGACCGAGACATGTGTCAGCTCCTTATACTGCAGCAACTGCTGCGCCGGTGTCCGAACGGAGCCAATCGGTGCCGTCGCTGAAAGCAAGGATCGGGCTGCCTGCGGCGCCGTCGCTCACGTAGATGATGCCACCTTCAACAGCTGTCGGAATGGTGGCGACCGTGTAGGTGCCAACAACCGAGATGTCTTGGGTCATCGTGCCGGTGATCGTGGTGTCATCGCCAAAGGTGCTGGTGGCTGTGACCGCGCCGGTGGTGGCATTCTTGGTGACAGTCTGGAAGCCGTTTTCGGAACGTACTGGTCCCGAGAAAGTCGTATTAGCCATGGGTGTCTCCTGTCGTGGCTAGTGTCAGCTCGCATTGTGCGAACTGTCAGGGATGGGGGTATGTTACAGGATTATTGGGGCAGGGTCTAGCCCAGCTACTTCTTCCGTAATCGCTGCTCTTCCGCAGCGCACGGGACGCAAACACCTTTGGTGTATCGAGGGGCTACATGACCGTTTTTGCAGGGTTGGCCAGTGAAGTACTTTTTTGCACCAAGTTGCTTTGCTTCTGTGCGGGTGCGAGGCAGTGACTTGTACTCTTCGGGGACATCGTCTTCAATAAAGGGTTCTCCGTCGACCAACTCGTCTGCGTAACGAACTACATGTCCTGCAAACGGTCCTACCGTTATACGCGTCTTGTTTTTAGCGTTTCGCACAAGTGTGGTGATAGAAACGCCGAAGGTGTCCCGAACAACGCTTAGGCCGGAAAACTCTTTTTGAGAACCATCAGGGAACTGTACAACAATCGCTCGCTGAAGATCCTCGGCATTGGTTGGTCGCTTGCCGTAAAAATGTGAGTCTTCTCCCCGTTTAACAGAGGCTGCCACATTTGCGCGGCCTTCCTCTGACATCTTTTTGCCTTTCATCGGGCTTGGTCGGCCTTTTTGTGTTTCGCTTATTTTTGCCCGCACCTCTTCGCTTACCGTCTGTCCGTATCGGTAATGCGCTGGTCCACACATCTTTCCTTTTCGATTTTTGCTGATCTTTTCCCTTGATTCTTTACTAAGTTTTTGCCCGAGTCGAGACTGCTTGGCATCCCTGTTGACGTTAAAACAGTTGTTCTGGCCGACAACCCTGTGAAGGTAAGTGTTTTCAACCTCTAATATGTCAGCGCCATCAAGGTGTTCTTCTATTACCTCAAAAACAAAAGACTCTTCTCCGTACTTGTTCCAAGAAGCTTGCATGTGAGGGTTCTTGTGCTGATTCTTTTTTAAATCATACCGGTGCTGCCACTCGCGACGCGCAAAAGACTGAGCGCTTCCGATGTAAAAGTCGCCGGTCAGCATATTGGTGATCTGATAGATAACAGCCATGTCATGTCCTTTCGTTGTGTACCTGTAATATAAGTTACAAAGATAATACATCAAGCTTTAAACACTATTTTTCCATTAAAAAAGGGGCCCTAAGGCCCCTTCCTGTTGTTTTTAAAGCATTTCTGCTTACGCAGCGCCGGGTGAACCGAACACGCAACGCGGGTCACTATAGCCAAACGCGTACCTTTCACGCGCTTTGAACCTCATATTGCCCGTATCAAAATCGCCCTCCATACCAGTGCTCAGAGGGGTACGCTCAAAGTGGACGAATCCACGTGGGGCATCCGTCTTCAGGAAAAATGCATCCGGATCAGTCAGGAAGTCATTGACCACATAACCTTCCGGCAGCATCCCCATGGATTTCAGAGCGTTCACGTCATTATCTGCCGTGCCAACCCGCAGGTTCGACACCATCAGACGTTCAGCCACGAACTGCAGCTGGCGAGGAACAACCAGCTTCATGCCGCGAAGGGCAATCTTCAGGCCACGCTCATCCACAAACCCAGCAATGTTGATCAGAGCGTCCTCAAGGGAGGTTTCGTTCAGATCAGCTGCAGTGCTGGGGGTGTTCGAGAAGGTGTTGCCGTTGGACAGCGGGTGGTTCGTGGCGCAAAGTGCGACACCATCCCCACCAGCGCTGGCACCGCCTGTAAAGGCGTTGTTCAGCACCGCTGCAGCTTTCACCTGCTTGGTGTGCGCCATCGAACGTGCCAAGGCGCGAGTATAGCGGCTGCCGAGGCGGTCGTAGAGGTTGTCTTCGACCGCCTCTTCAGAAATTGCAAACGCCATTGCCACAGTTTCGTGGTTGTAGCGAGCGGTGTACGCTTCGCCAGCTTCGTCGAACGTGATCGCCGAACCTTCCGACTTTGTCGGAGCAGCACCGAAGCCCGAGAGCATGACCTCTTCTTCGAACGCGCGGTCCGAAGATTCGGTGGTATAGATCTCGGAATGCTGGTTCTCGTAGCGACCATATTCCATGCCGAACAGGGCGTTGAGGCCCGGTTCCAGCTCTTTCGCAAGTTGTGCGCGAGAAATAGCCATAACTCAGCCCTCCTTTACACGCCAGTCGTCGAAACAGTACCACCGGCAATTGCGCCATTCGGCGAATTGAAGTGGTTGTTCAGACGGACGATGATGCCAACGCCGGCTTCGCTGAAGTCCGAGTTCTCAGGGTCATCTTGGATGCCCATGATACGCAGGTTCAGGCTTGCGGTGGTAGCGATTGTGTTGAGATCCAACGTGGCGCTCGACAAACCAGTGGTCGAGTTACCCGCGGTACCGCCTGCAAAGTTCGCGTTGGCGAACACAGCGGCTTGAACCTCAGCTTCGGTGTCAGCGCCTGTGACGACGTTGGACGTCGCAACAAGGAACAGCTGAGCGGGATCGTCATACACGAACGCCTTGACAGGGAAGTTCGAGTCTGCACCCGATCCCGGCCAATAGTTCGAGAAGATCTTTTCACCGGTGACAGACGAGACGTACTCACAGCCCCAGAAAACACCAACGAGACCCACGGTTCCGCCTGCATCCGCGCCCACGATGTCAATGACACCGGCAGCGGTTGGGATAACAGGAGAACCTTGATAGATCGCGTTCGTATTGTCCGAAGCAATGCGATACTCGGTGGCACCGGTGCTGTTGGTGTTCTGACCCATCTTCTTGAGGGGACGAAGACCAAAGGCACCATTGATGTTAGCCATGGTATAGCTCCTTCAGTTTCAATTATTCGGCATCGCCAGAGCGACCGCCGAATGAGACACGACTCCGCCGATCTCGAGAGATCGGCATCGAAGGATGTTCATCCTTCATCAAGTCCTGATCCACAGCCTGCATTTGTTCGCGGGTCCGGTTCCCGTAATACGCGGATCTTTCTTGCGCTGTTTCTTCAGGTAGTCGGCACAGCATCAGTCCGCCATTCCCGATCACGCCTGCATATCGCCCATCTTCGATGGTGGCGTAATCACGACCCGGATACTCATCTGCACGGACGGGTTCCCATCCTTCACGCAGTTTGGCATGGACGTTCATCTTGTCGTCCTCACCGCGCATTGCAGTTCGAATCCAGCGATGCACGTAGCCCTGAGGAGGCTCTGGTGCTTCGAGGTGGCTGGGCGGTGCCCATGGTTTGCGACGTTCTTTTTTGTCGCGGGTTTCTGCGGCTCGGGGTGTTCTGTCAGCCATTGTCACTTACTCCTTCACGTATTTCGCGTATTCCTCGAGAGGAACATTCAGCTTCTTCGCGATGGCAATCTGTGACGGTGACAGCTTTACCGACCGGCGCCCCTGTTTGTTGGTGCGAGATGCGGAGGAACCAGCAGAGGCGACCTGACTCTTCCTGCTCGACTTCTTTTCAGCGAACTTGTGCGGAAACTCCGAACGCATGCGCTGATCAATGGCATTGTAATACTCATCGCTCTGCGGGTCAAAGCCTTCTTCCTCAACCAGCTTGCGGTGAATCCCAAATGCAGCATAAGTCATGACCTCGTCCTGACCAAACCACTCGTTCTTTTCAGCCCAACTCTGGGCCTTGGGGTCAGGGTTGACCTGCGGCGCTTGCTGGGGCTGCGGCTGCATTTGCGGCTGCTGTTGCATCGCCTCTTCGGGCGCGGGCTTCGCAGCGCGCTGCTCGTCGGCACGGCGCTTGGCCATGTCGTAGCGATCTTTCTCGCCGGTGGCGCGGGCCAAGGCTTCTTGGGCCTCGATCATCGCGTCAGTGTCGCCTGCCTCGTAAGCCTCTTTGTAGGCTTTGCGGGCAGAGCCAACCTGCGCTTCGATGCGCGCGCCATACTCAGTCAAGTAGCCAGAGTCCAGCTTTTCCATCCGGCTCTTGAGTTTCTTGTTCTCTTCCAAGACCTGCTGGGCAAACGTCGCTGCCTCATTGCCTTGGCGTTCAGCTTCCCGATATTTCTCGGTCAGCTTGCTGATGCGTTTCTGGACGTTCTTGCTGTAATCGTCCAGATTGTCCTCACCGTTTTCAACGCGGTCAGCGGCATCAGCCACTTGCTCTTCTGACAGACTGTCAGGTTTTTCCGCTTTGTCGTCGGCAGGCGCATCATCCGTCTGGTCATCAAGAAATACTTCCTGACCCAGATCGTCGTCTTGGTTCTCTTCAGCCATGTTGGCCTCCTTAAACTGACTTGATGTCCTGTGGATCAAGGATCGTGGCGATCACTTCGTCGTCATTGATGACGCGAACCTCTCCACCGTCGATCTTGAACCGTGAGCCTGCATATCGACCAATGCAAACCCACTGCCCCTCCTCGCACCACGGCGTGCAATCAGGGCCAAACTTGTCGGCATCCTGATAGGCAAGTGGTCCGATTTTGAGGACGTAGGCAACAACCGTTGCCACTGCTTCACGATCCCGAACCTCGTCGGGAATGTAAAGGCCGCCTTGTGTTTTGGTTGCACCTTGGAAGGGCATAACCAAAAGCCGCCACCCAGAGGGTTGCGGCAGGCGGTCGCGCAGTTCTTTTTCGAGAAGCCCCGGATCGAGAACTCGATCAGAGGCAGGGATGTAGGCGTCTGATACCGAGGGGGTGTCCTCGTTCTTTACAACGCCTTGTGCGAGCTTACCCAGATTCGTCAAATCCGTCGTCATTGTCGCTATGTCTCTCCAGCAGGGCCCTGATTTCATCCGCCGCAAAAGAGAGGCCCTGTATCTCTCCCACGATCAATTTGTAGTGCTCCCAATCCTTGGGAGCCCCGGAAGCGAGATTCTGAACGAGGTCATCTTCTCGCTCCCGTACCTTCTTGTACACATGTTTTGCGAAATCGACAACATCCATCAAAGATTATCCCGGTAAGATTGTTGACTTTCCGAGGTCATTGGTCCGCCCTCGACCCAGTCGTCGCAAACATGATCGGCTGCGCAGACAAACTTGTAGATCTGGCAGTAACCAAGGTCGCCGGAGTCGTCACCAATGCAGTCCAGCATATCGTCCGTCTGGTTGTAGGCTTTGCAGTTGCCGCAAACCTCTGACACACGGAACGCGCCGCCGTCGGCCGGGTCGCGGTAGTCAGCGGCGTCGACAGCCTGCTCCTTGTTCTTCTCGTTTAAGTCTGCGTCCTGCGTCGGCAGGGGGCAGCTGTTACCGTTGTCGTCCTCGTCATACTGATCGACAGGGACAAGGTCTGGCAGAATGCTGATCTGGATCGTAGGCATGGTGCTCTCCGTCAGTATGTGCCGCTGAACTTCCGGCCTTGGATATGCTCTTGATCCGCACCTTCCGGCGGAGTCATATCCACAGGGCGGGCTTTGGGGCGAACGGCCTTCATGCTGTCAGTGCGGGCTTTGGGCCGCGTGTTTTTGGCTTTGGACTTTTTGTCCATCTTGGCCTCTTCAGCGCGGCGCTTGGCGCCTCGGTTGATATCTGCCATGGTCTTATCCTTTCGTTGAGGCTCAGCCGCCGCTGTTGCGGCGCATTGCAATCTCGGCCTGTGTTTCGATGCGTTCGCGGTTCACGGCGTTGCGCTCGTCCGCGATCTCTTCTTGCAGCTCGATCCGCGCTGCTTCGGCCGCGGCCTTCTGTTCCAGCTTCTGGCGTTCGATCTCCAGTTTCTGCGCGTCGATCTGAGCGTCCGTCATGTTTTCCTGCTGCTTGTTCATCAGTTCCTGCTGACGGATTTGAACCAGCGGGTCGGCCATCGGATCTTCCGGCGGCGGCGACAGGCTTGGCAAGAGCTTCTCAAGAATCTGCTGTTGCAGCAAGGCGACATACGCGTTCATCTGCTCTGGGTCTGCGGCAGCCGCTTGAGCCTGCTGGATCTGCATTTGCGCCTGCTGCGGGTTGACCGTCCCTGCAGCAACCGCGACGTTCATCTGCTCAATGGTCTCGTTGATGCCTGTTGTGGCCTGCTCGCGCGCCAAGAACGCGACGTGTTCTTGAATGTGGGCGTAAAGCGCTGACGTCGCCATCGGGTTCTGCTGCACGAACGGTGTCTTCAGCAAGGCGACATGTGATTTAATGTGTGCGTCGTGATTTTGCTGCGGGAAGGCCTGCAGCGGTGGGCGGACAATAGCGCGGCCATTTTCCATGGCAGGGTCCATGGGTTGCGGCTCTGGCGGCGGCGGTAGAACCTCGTCGATGTTTTGA